TGCTTATTATAGTCCAACAGCTGTTTTTGATTTATTGCACTGAATACTTGGTATATCTCCTTTGTACACAAAGACCAAAACTCGGTGTATGACAAACCAAGGCTCATCAACTGCATACACACATGCATATAATACTCAGACAAGTATTTATATTTACTAACATCATCATAAATATTATTTACTATGTCCTCATCATCTGTACTTTCTTTATTTTTGAATGTCTCCGAATAATCGTAACCAAGTAGTACATTTCTTAGTTCATTATAAATCTCGACTATATCATGTTCTACAAGCAAATTATCAAGTATATCGCTTGCTATTTCATAGTCACATTTATTTATAATCGTAATTATACTAATTACATTATCCGCTCCAATTTTATCAAAAAGTCGGAGAATATTTATATGATGTGTATCCTCCCAATCCCTAATGTCTTTAACATAAACCTTATTATTTACACCTAGCATGTGTACCACCTACTAAAAAAGGGTGATGAACAAAATGTCCACCACCCTCCGTTAATGTCCAATCTTAATTTACTGTGCCATTTATATCAACCTTGAGCTCTTCATTATTTACTGGTGTATCCTCACCAACATCAGGTGAGTCACTACCAGGAGTCTCAGTCTTAAGTGTCTTATTTAATTCTGCCCTAATGTCCTCAATTGATCTTCCAGTTGATCTAACTATACCCCAATCAAGGTCAATTTCATAAATAACCTGCAATATAAGGTCAGTAAGTGTTCTACCACCCTCGATGAAATTATCAATTCTAGTGTAGGCATCTTCTATTTTACAGCTGTGGTTTCCTATCGAAACAGCGTCAGCAATAGTAGAAATACGAGCCTCATCGAGTGATGCTATGAGATCAGTAAGTGACTTGCCTGTTCTCTTTTCATAAAATGCTAAGTCTCTACTAGTAAACTTAAGTGTAAGTTCTCTCTTTAATGTATCTTCCATAGTGTTTTTCCTCCTTTAAATTGTAGGGGTGCTCTTAAACGAGCACCCCAAAGTCGTAAGTTTTTATCATGTAGTAGGCTCTGATGCAATGTTTGTAACAGCGCCAGAAACACGAATGGTGCTTGTGAATGTCATCTTATTGTCGCCAGCCTCAGCACCCTCAATGTTTACACTCTTAACAACACCAGTACCCTGACGTCCAACAACGACATCACCAGCCTTATTCTTAACGAACAGTGCAAAGTAAATAGTTGTACCGTTGTCACAGAATGTCTGCATCTTAGAGTACTGCTCTGCTGTTACGAGGTTCTGAACTATTGTAACCTCACCATTGTCGATCATACCTGTCTCGAACTCTTTAGCCTCAGAGTCAAAGTCAGTAACGTCGATCTCACCAGCCTGTGACTGTGGAGTTGTAAAGCTATAAACATTTGTAAGCTTGTCAGCTAAAACCAGAGGATTAGCTGCACCTACATATGCCACACAACTACCCTTTCTTGTAACTATAGCAGCCATGCTACCACGCTCCTTCTTTAATTATTAAGTAAGTAATTGAAATCTATGATACACTTGCACTCAGGCAAGCCATATCCATTAATATACATAGGCTTAGCACTATTTCCCAAATGTGTAGCCCACTCTATACTAAGCCCAGGAACTGTAGACTCACAAGCCTCAAACAAGTTTACAAACCTTCTTAGAATGTTCATATTATCAAGTATGTCATTCTGGTTCTGCTCGCAAACAAGTCTCAGCTCGAATTTGTATGCCTCGTAGTCAAGTTCTCCAGAGATACACCAGCTGTCATTTCTAGAGTCCATAAGTATCACACCAGCAACACCAGGAGTATCCTCACGATATGTCTGCATTGAAATTTTATTGTCGAATTTATTAGTTATTTGTGACAATATATTTACAATGTGCTCATATATCTCTTCCATTGTATACCTCCTTAATGTGCATAAGTAACTTTGAGATCTCTATTTATGTCAATATAAACAGCTTGGTATGCGTGCTGCTCAACCCAATCAGGCATACCAGTTGCCCGACCATCGTTAGCTTTCTCCCATACCTGTTTCATATAATCTCCAAGCACTAAATTATCTGTAGATTCAACCCACACAGATGTGTTTCTTAACATCTCTTGTGCAGCCGTTTCTAAAAACTTGGCCTGCCCAAAGGCATGTGTAGTGTTCACGTTTTCGTGGACGTATAAACTGTATGGACACTCGAATATGATTCTTATGTAGTCATTAAACACATACAGCTTACCACTTCTACGTAGAAATCCTGTTTCTATTGGACACAACTCAACAGCACGTCCTAAAATAGCAGTACCAAGTTTTTCCAGTTCGTCAATAGATATAAGATGTTCGTTTTGTTTTAATGTCCTACCACTTTTTAAAAGTCTCAACTGTTCCTTTTCAGCTTTATCTATAATGTCCTTGATTTCCTTCTCCCAAGCCTTCGCCTTTTTTAAGTCTGAAATTAACTCAAGAGTCACTGTCTTTATTTTACGTATCCCATCTGAGTTATATGTGAAATGATAAGTGTTAAACTTATCAAGCAGATGCTTATTAGTTTGCTGGTATATGCTGTCAAATACTTTGTGAAGTACCTCCCTATGAATCTCAGGTACCATTTTAGTGTATATACCAATATAGCCAATCTTGACAGGCTTATTATTTATAAATGTATGTGACAATCCCTTGACACGCTTATCACCGTTATTATCTATGAAAACATTATTAGGATTGTAGTCAGTAAATAATGTTCTACCACCGTATGTAAGTCCACGTTCCTCGTATGCCTTCTGAAGCATACCGTGTATGTCATATCTTAAAGCGTAGTTACTAGATGTAGCATCCCAATCTATATTGTACTGCACTTAAACCACCTCAACACGCCAAAAGATTGTTTTGCCAAACACGTCACGACACTCCTCACAACGCTTAACAAGCATGTCTTTATTGTCGTACTTGAATGTGTCTCCGTCAGAAACCTTGAATGGACAGTGGAAAATATACCTATCCTCCACTTTTATAGAGTTGGAAGAATTTACTTGTACTGTCTCCATACCAACGAATCTGACATTTTTATTAACAGGAGGCTTACTACCATAGCCGAACATGTCCTTCTCAGAAGACTTCTGTCTATATTCTATTACATCATCGTACCTATCAAACATGTTCATCACCACCAAGTAAGTCAGCGTATGTCTTATATAAGTGTTTTATGTCATCCCCATCACACAAATGCTCAACTGTTGTAACAGATGCTCTATACAGAACGTCGTTATATTTTATTATTGCACCGCTTGGAATGTCATTGTATGACACAATTTTTATTACTGTTCTATTCTTATGAAATGGAGGTCTCTCCACTCTTAATGCCTTTATTTTTTTATTTTTATATATTATATTTGTATTATATTCTAATACAAGTGCATCATTCTGCATAATATATCAACTCCATATTGGAATTTATATCTTATCTAATTATAATGTAGTGAAATAGGTAGGCAACTGGTATTTAAAAAGCCGACTCACCAAAATGGCAAGTCGGCTAGAAAAGGAGGAAAATATATAAAAGGTTTTAACCTTCTATATCAGGTTTATTATTACTGTCATCCTTGTGTTTTTGTGTTCCAAAGTAGAAACCAATGATGACAGAATAAACGCTTATGAAGACTTCTGCGCTTATTGTACCACGCATAGCCAGGATAAAGAAACAGACCGTAAGTATAAGTGTCACTATACTCTTTATTGTCAGCAAGTTACAAATTCTATGTCCAAGCTCTTTCATGTCAACCACCCACCACAATCTTAATGAGCATCACCACTATTGCTCCTATGCTAGAAATAACAGCTCCTATGCTCGTTCTTGAAAGCCATAAGTTTCTGTCATGTAGCTCACGTATAGTATTATTTTGGTTCTCAATCTTATTTTCAAGTAGAACCAGTTTATTTTTACTGTCGTTACACATAGTAGTACAAAGTGTAATATCACTAGTAAATGTGTCCAGCTTTGTCTCCAAACGTGCAAGTCTTTCTATAATCTCGGTCTCCTTGTTTGCGTCCATATGTAACACCTCACAAATCTAAGTGTGAGTAGTTAATAAAGTATGTTCTGAATATATCATCAGGTATACCAACTTTATTAAAACCACCCAGTTTTTTATTGGCTAGTGTACCCACATCAAAAGAAACACTGCAATCTTTAATTTTATAAGATGTAACACCAGCCGAAATTAATTTTGCATACTCATCAATAGATGTCTCATTATTATTTATCATAAGTTTTATAATTCCGAGTTTAAAGGTGTCATTAATATCATATTCTTTATTATTTTTTACATCCAGTCGAGGAAATACCAAACTCTGGTTCTCATCAACACGTTTACCAATCCAGAACCACTGTTCTGAGTTTATTATATTAGTGGCAGAAATTAAACACACAGCCTTATCACTATCTGAAAGTCCGCTCCACCACACAGCTGTGTCTGAGGTACTAACATAATTGTCACCAATTATATTATTAGCCTCCTCCAGTGAAATAAATGAGTTTACACCCACAACAACACTTGCCATCTATATCCCTCCTTTATGTACCAGATTTTGCCTCAACTGTAATACCCTTATTACGTAATGTCTCTATAGCTCCCCAGTCATTGTTGAGATCGTATGCCCCCTGTGTAACCAGGAATTTACGTACATGTTTAGTACCATCAGGTGATTTCGTATATTTTATTATGTCGCCAGCCATGTAAGACAAGTCAAAGTCATCTCTAACTGCCAAGTCAAGTACAAGGTCTGCGTTTGAATTATTACCAAAGTTTAGTATTGTAATAACAGGAACCTTCGTAGAGTTCTTAAACATGTCAGTACAATCTGTACATGCTGACATATCTAAGTACATGTCAACAGCTTCAAAGTTAGGCATATCCGCAAATAGGTTTGAACCATCCGTAACCCTTATTAATGGAACGTCGCCAAAGTTTTTATTAATGCTCTTTGCGTTTTGTGTTATAGCTCCAATACTAGCTATCTGACTCTTTATCCTATCAAGGTCTCCACCACTACCACCAGATGTTGGAATAGAAGCAATATATGTATCAAAGTCGCTGTATGCAGTGGCACTTGTTACTGTTCCGCCCTTATTTGTAATGGCTGTAGCAATGTCAGCAAAGTCACTCTCATAAGCCGTAATTGTAGCATTTCTAGCAGTAATTGTAGCATCCTTAGCACTTATTGTACTATCGTATGCTGAGTAAATACTAGAAATATATGTGTCGTAGTCAGCAGGTGATTGTGTAACCGTAACACCAACTGTATTAGCTGCAAGTGCAGTGTAAACATCATTAAGATAGCCTTCAAGCTCTTGCTCATGTGATGAACTGCCAGATGGAATAGAAGCCACATATGTATCAAAGTCAGAATACGAAAGTGGGTCACTTACTGTACCACCCTTAGTAGTTATTGCTGTCGCAATGTCAGCAAAGTCAGCCTCATAGGTACTAATTGTAGCATTTCTAGCAGTAATTGTAGCATCCTTCGTGCTTATTGTATTATTATATGCTGTGTATATGTCAGAAATATAAGTGTCGTAATTAGCAGGTGTCTGAGTAACAGCAACGCCAACCGTATTATTTGAAAGCACACCATAAACATCATCCAGGTAACCCTGTAGTTCTTGTTCGTGTGATGAACTTCCAGAAGGTATGGAATTAATATATGTATCAAAATCGCTGTATGCTCCAGGGTCACTTACTGTTCCACCCTTTGCCGTAATGGCTGTAGCAATGTCAGCAAAGTCTGACTCATACTGTGTGACTTTAGCCTCAAGCTGTGCCACCTGGTTCTGGAGCTGTGCAATTGAAGACGATGTGTTTATACTCAAAATACCAGTGTCATAAGTGCTATAATCGTTAGGATCAAACACACCGGCACGTATCAGTATTGCATTACTTATGTCAGTTAAATAACCTTTTAGTTCTAATACTGTGTCGTCACAAGTGATTGATCTCACCCCATCGTCGTATGTGCTGTAATCTCCTTCCGTGCAAGTTCCGCCACGTGCAACAATTGCCAAATATATGTCGTTCAAATAACCAATATATGCAGCAGCATCACCCTGTATTGATCTTATTAAGTCAGGGTAACCATCAGCATTAGTACTTCCAACCGTAACACCCATGTCCTCAATTGCTGTTTTTATATTATTTAAACAAGTAATCGCATGCTGTATGGTATTTATTACTGTTTGTCCATTTGCACTCAAAATGATCATCTCCGTTCTATAAAAAGACCAAACCCCTCCCTCCCAAAGGAGAGAGGGGTAAGTCATTAGTTTTCTCTGCCAAGACTATTGCCCCAGCTATATTTTGACCATCCCAGAAAGTAGGAAATTAAGAACCAGATGTGAATGATACAACAGCCTTGATTACACCCTCAGGCATAATTGTCTTTCTACCAGAAACAGAGAGACATCTTACAAGATCCTTGAATGAGTTAGTGTCTCTAAGTGCCTCGAGCTGCTGAATCTGGTTTATCTCAGTGGTAAACAGAGGATGTGAAAGAACGATCTGGCTGTTTGAACCCTCTGTCTTAGGAATATTATTTGTCTTGTAAAGCTCAATACCGTAAAGCTTACCAATATAGCCAGCCTTCAGAGAGTCCTGTGCTGTAGGAGCTGCTATATTAATGTAAGGGTCACTAAGCAGAAGGTTCTCAAATGCAGGAGGACAAGCAAGTCTTCTAGCATCATCAGGTACATTTGCCTCATCAGCAAGTGTCTTAAGATTGAGAAGAAGTGACTTAGCCTGTGCTGATGTAGTAACAACCTCAGGTGTAGTGTCGTCACCAAGTGTGTTTGCTGCTGTAGCTGCTCCAGCAATCTCAGTAAACGTAGCAACGTCAAGTGCCTTAGCAATCTGGTAAGACATATTGTCAATGTACTTTGCCATCAGCTGACCACCATCACGTGCCTGAACCTTGTCAACGTCATCAATCTTAATAGCTGCATAGTTCTTAAGATTAATGTTTAGTGTAAGGTCAGTAGTAGTAGCATCATCGTAAGTAATTGTAGAACCAGTATAAGTTCTAAGTGTAACATCAGCTATACGGTTGATCTTAACAGAACCACCATATAGTATCTCTCCGTTAGCCTCAACGTCGTGGTTTACAAAAGCCTCACCAACGAGTCTTGGTTTTAAGCTTGTTGTAAGCTTACTGTACCAAATAGTAGGAATAAATGTAGCAACGCTCATAATATCAAATCCTTTCAAAAATTATTTAAGATTTTGAAGCTGGCTCATTATATTATCAATGTCAGCATCAATTTCAGCCTGAGATAAACCTTTTATCTCCGCAAGGCTGGAATATGTTCTAGCTGTAGAACCAGTTTTTAGAGAGTCATTAACATCCTTCCCTGTACCAACCACAACAGGCTGTTCAAAAGAAGACTTATAGGTCTCTTTAATTGTAGCAATCTGCTCATCAAGTCCGCCCGTAACGGTGTAGTTTTCATCCACCTTGATGTCTCCCATCTTTATAATGGATCTTATACCACGTCTAGTGAGTTCGTCCTTAATGTTCAACTGATCAATAGCCCTGTCAACAGCCATGTTCCTAACGACCTCGTTTAACTTTTTACGTTCGTTAGTAATGTCAGTTTTACTAGAAGCCAAGAGTTCATTATACTTCGTCTCGAATGGGTTCTCCGCCTTAGATAAGTCCTCATACTTCTTATTAAGTGTATTGTACTTTTCTACATCCACGTACTTTCCTTCCGAAAGGTCAGCAAATTTTACACCCTTGGCCTTCATTGCCTCAGTCACTGTCGCCAGTACATCAGGCTTGTCCTTTAATAACTCTTCTAATGTCATAATGTTTCACTCCTATTCATAAGTTTTAAACGACTTTACTGTCGAATGAATGTGTATGTTTAAACGTCCATACACTACGACAAAGAGTGTGCCAAGGGAATTGAACCCTTGGTGTATCCACCCACACCGCCTTGTGATTGAGAATTATTACACAAGTACAAAAAGTGTAAAAGACTGAAGTAACTTGTGTATCCGCTTCAACCACGATTTATTATTTTGATACTTTATCTAATTCATATGTAGTGAATTAGGTACCCTCATTATTTTTTATAGTGTCATCATTTTTTATATCCAAGCCACCGTAGTATTTTTGCTGATAATAACTAACAGGTAAAATGCCAGCTTTTACCTCTTCAAGCTCTCTCGCTCTTATAGCTGTTTTATCCTCAATTATAGAAGCATCAAATTCTACAGATATGTCAGTACCTATATTAAACTTAGTGCCACGGCATAAATTGCTTGCATAAAGAATACCACGAACAAGTGTAATAAGTACCTTCTCAAGTGCCAGTTCGTTTTTACGTATACCACGATACATACCGCTGTTCTCGCTAACAACTTCAGTAGCTGTTTTTTGTACTGTTCCATCCACAAATTTATAGTAATTATTGCCAAGTCCGCATAAGTTGGACAGATAGTTCAGGTTGTTCTCCAGACACTTCGTAATGTCATCAATTCTAAGGTCAGGATTAAACTCACTAACTAAGTCCTTTCCATCCGTAATGTTTGTATTATTATCACTACCAACGTAGTAGAACACAAGCTTGCCACCAGCATCGTCAGGGAACACAGGTTCGTTCGTTTCTGGATTACGATTCAACAGGTTCTTATTAATGAACACTTTCTTACGTCCAGATTTTATTTCAAAGCACAGCATATCAAACGCAGAGTCTATAGTTTTTAATACATCAGTAGCATTTGCATAAATACTAGCACCCATTACAGCTTGAATGTCGTAGTTATTTATAATAGGGAGTTTTAAACAAGCAAACCAAGGCACATCAGAATGTGTGTCGAATACCTCAATTATGTTCTCGTTTTTAACAGGTGTAAGTGCACTATCAAGTACCACCTTGTATGTCTTATTTACAATCTTATAAGTACCATCAACAAGAACATGTAATCTTAAATCTATATAATTGTCGTTTTTTATTTTATATTGGTCAACAAACGCAACCTCTTTTATATTTTTATTATTGTCCCAACTTAAAGGTAGAATCTCAAGTGCGTTATGTGTAAGAATTTTTATATTTACGTCAGCTCCACCAACAAGCTGTTCATTGTACTGTTTTAAACCATCCACCACAATCTCGAATGCTCCAGTACCAAGTGCACAAGTAATCTCGTAAAGTTCACTACCAACCTTCCAGAAGTCGTTATCAGCCAACACACCGTTCAGTTCATCGTATCCAATAATATACTCACTAGCATCCTTGTCAGCAATATTTATTTTAACGTTCTCATTAAAAGTCAGACTAGCATGATCTTCGCACACACGCTTAGCCATATGTAGGCTTGCATATCTAACGTGTACATTTTTATGTCCGTTATACACGTCCTCATCATGCACACCACTAAGTCTGCCCTTGTACCAACCAAGCATCGTCGCAATATAATTATTGTAGATGCTATAGTCGAATGTGTAAGTATTATAACCAAGCTTATTTATCTCAGCTATAATGTTCTTCATATTAAGCATAGTCAATCCCTCCATTAAACGTAATCAAATCTACGTATTTGTTTCTCAAAGGAGTAACAAAAAGCATCAAAGGTGTCGTTGTCTGTTGTACCATTGTCCAACACTGCATCAACCGTTTTCTTATCATCGTATACCAACGTACCCAAGCTATTTATTACTGTAGTGCAATCTTTATATATGTGTAGCATATTAAGACTGAACATCCTTTGTATAAACTTCACACGTTCCATGATCTTTATTTTTAGTGCATCACCAACAGGTATGCAGTACCTGCTGTTTTTATTTAATGCATTACGTACACCAGCTTCTATATATTGCTCCGCATTATCCACAGATAGTTCAGCAACAGCAATCCTATATGTACCATAGAATTTATTAAATTGGTCAACTACCCAGTTATTTAATGTCTCTGGGTCTATCTCACCCTTATTGGCTAATATTTTATCTGATTGCAAAACTACCATTCCGTCAGCAACATTTTTATAAAAGGCAGTAAACACAAGTGAACTACCGGACTTATTGCCTCCAATATCCAACCCAGCGTGTACAAATCCAATCTTATTTTTGTCCACTTTATTTACTATGTACTCGTCTTTATGCTCCAGGAAGTTTTTAAATATAGTGCCCTCAGCTGCACACCATTGCCCCATCAGGTACCTATTATAGTCCAAACTTCCAACAGGGTAGAGCTTAAACAGCTTATTATAGTATTGCTGTGCTGTCTCATACGTCGCATCTTTATAACTCCAGTTCACAACCTTATTGAAGGTGTTTCCACCATCAATCCTCTTTTTTAACCAGTGCATCGGAGAGTCAGGGTTTGTAGAACAGATGTAGAAGAATGGACTAACACCAAGTTTTTTAAATATGTCGTAATACTCATGACTAAATGTACCTCTCAGACGAGACAAGATAGCACTAAATTGCTCCTCAGTACAAAATATAGCCTCGTCGTGTACTATACAAAATATGTTTGACAAACCACGAAATTTGCTCTCAGAACTACGGTCATTCAAACCAATTATATGTATATATTGCTTAAACAACACAGCGTCCTTCGTTTTGCCATCACGTACACTTTTATCAAACTTAAAGTCCTCACCAAATGCATCAGCAAGTACATTGCACTGGTTCTTCTTGACAGCTTGCTGTGTTTTTCCAAGTAACACTATATTTAGTCCTGTAGCACCCTCAGACATTAAACGGTAACACAACAGCCCCAATGCAATCTCAATACTGTATGTCTTTCCACAACCGTATGGCCCAACATGACACTCCATAGGTACCTTACCTATATTTAGAATGACATCCAACTGTCTGTCACTGTACTCCGCCATCAGAACCACCACCATCATCAATCTTATTATTGAGTGCATCAATAAGTGTGTTCAATGTTTTACATGTCTCACCAGATATGTCATGGTTTATAGCCTCAGAGATCTTAGTTTCAAACAACTGTGCCTCAAAGCCACAAATCTTCATGTCCAGCTCAACAAGTCGTACAAAGTCCTTTACTGTATCCACTTTTATTTTATTGCTCTTAAGTCTACTAATATAGTCAGCAACAGAAGCCTTAATGACTTTGTGGTATGACTCCAAGGTCGTCCTAATGTCATCATTATTTTGCTGCTGTAAGTCCTTATAAACTTCCAAGTCTCTAGACTTTACACGCTCATCCCATCGGAACTCTTTATTATATTTACTAACCGTAACACGAGATATATTATAATGATCAGCAACAGCTTGGAGAGTTCTATCCTCCCCAAGCATATAGTAGTACTCGAACATGTCCTGTATTCTAGGATACTCACGCATTTATATCACCCCCGTCAATGTCGTAATTGTCAATCTTATGTGCCTTCTTTCCGGTAACTGCTTCGAACCTATCAATAATAACGTTCATATATTTAGGCTCCTTCTCCATCATCAAGCATCGTCTACCAAGTTTCTCACAGGCAATCAATGTCGTGCCACTTCCACCAAATGGGTCAAGGACAAAACCACCAGGATTCGAGCTTATCTGAATGTAGTTTCCTATTAGTGTAAGTGGCTTCATAGTCGGATGTACCTTTCCACCTGTCTCTTTATTATCCCGAACGCCATCCTCTTTTGTACTAATGTAAACACTATTATAGATGTTTGGCGGCTGTAATTTATTATTCCAAACACGTTTTGCTTTATTTTTATTATGTAAATATAAACAATACTCCGTGTCTGTCTTAAACGTACCGTTCAAGTAAGGTGTAGGGTTCGTTTTATACCACACAAGGATTCTAAATTTATAGTCATCAAAGATTTTTAGCAATGTCCTAACACCGTATGTATTATTAAATATGTACATACTGCCAATAGGAAGCTCTTTATAAAAAGCCAATGGAGACAAATCAAAAAAGCTAAGTTCTGCAATATCTTCACAATTTTTTATTGTTTTATCATTCAGTTCTGAACTTTTATTTCTATGTATTCTATTTAAGTATCCAGCACAAGACCAACCATCGTTCTTAAAGTCCTGCTCGTATGGAGGGTCAGTAACTAATACATCAACGACCCTATTATTTATAAGGTCAACAACGTTTTGCTTAACTGTACTATCATTACACACAAGTATGTGCTGTCCAAGTGCCCAAATGTCTCCAGTTTTTATATTACGTCTATTATTTTCTGCATCCTTCTCAGCCTTCTCAACATCAAAATTATCATCACCCAAAGAAGTTGATTCTTTTTTATCTGATGTAGCCTCGTCAAGTGACTTGAGTGCTCCAGAGAACAGAGTGTCAACTTCAGGAAGGTCAAAGCCCGTCAGCTCAAGGTCAAAGTCCGTGTCAAGTGAAATGTCACGTAACAAGTCCTCCAACTTCTCAGCATCCCAATCTCCGCTAATCTTATTAAGTGCTATATTAAGTGCCTTCTCATCCGTGTCATTAAGGTCGACATAAACAACATCAATGTCAGTGTAGCCCAACTCCTTGAGTACTTTAAGTCTCTGATGTCCACCAACAACCACCATGTTTCGCTTATTTACAATGATGGGGTCAATATAACCAAAGTGCTTAATACTACGTTTTAGTTTCTCGAACTCTGCATCCCCAGGCTGTAAGTCAACACGAGGATTATATATCGCCATATTCAAGTCCTTAATCAATGCCTTATCAATCTGCATATGTACTTCCTCCTAAATATAATTATTACTTTGTAAATATGTGATTTACTATATCTGAGCATAATGAGTGAGAAGTGGTACAAAAAATAAAGGTGCAACGTATTAACGTTGCACCATATATGTAGTATTTATTTTTATATGGAAACCAATCTTTTTAATCCATGTCATCAAAAGGTGGAATATAATTATTTAACAGATCGTCTAAGTACTCATCATCAATATATTGCTCACATTTATCTATAAAGTCGTCGTCCACAACGTTTATATGTAAGTAGTTAGCACGTATATTATTTATTATAATGAAGTACTCCTTAGACCAGGTGTATTTAAAATTGTCGTACTGGTAGTCAGCTACAAGTCCAATAATGTTTTTAAACACATCCTCACTGTCCACACCATGGTAAACATTGCTGAAGTGCCAATCTCTGAAGACCTCATGCTTGAAAGTAATGACAACCTCAACAGCCACGTCAGTATCGCCAAGACTATTAATTTTATTACACACGTCAGAGAAGTCTAAGAACCTGTCAACTTCATAGTACTTTGAGTATTTAGCCTCCTTCTCATCATGTGCATTATATGCTCTAACAGAGAGTGTCTCAACCTGTAATGTAAGGAAGAGCTGTGTCATGAATACACGTATCTTAGAATCCGTAATCATATGTATCACCCCTTATATTATACCGTGTGCCTCTTTATATCTATTATAGTGCCACATGAGTGTACTACGTGGCATACCAGTGTATTTAACCATCTGGCTCCAAGACAGCTCCTTCTTGAGTTCGAAGATCTCGGTGTCAGTGTAAACCTTCTTAGGCTTGTCCTCCTCAGACTCCTTAGTGATCTCATAAACAGCATCATTAATAGTGTTCAGACTCTTATTTAGCTTGTCAATCTCAACAAGTATATCAGCTTTATTTACAGCGTCTGATGTTTTAAGTCCTTCAAATTTAGTTACAAGTAGTTTTATATTTCCATTTATTGTATTCAGACCCTTCATAACAGATGTAAGGTCATATTTTTTATTAGTGTCCTCAAGTAATATGTTCATATTACCTTCTAATTTATCAATCCTCTTCATAACCATGTCGAAACGGTCAAAGATCTCCTGTACATTACTCATGTATAGCCCTCCTAAAATATATTGTTTGGCAACCCCCATCCAACTTAAACAAGTTTTTGGAATTGTCAACCCTTGGAATTATTAATTGGAATGCATCTTGGCAAGGTGACACATTTTATTTTTGAAAATACCACCAATTTTATTATCCAAAATATATTTTTCCGTTTAAGCCCATGCCAAGATACACAACCTGTACCACAACACTTTGGCATAACCAATCTTAAACAAGCCCACCCGCCAAGTCGAAAAATATATTTTTATATGTTCTTTAGCCTATGTTTTAGTCGTCCTTTTTATTATGTCCGAACATCAAGTAAGCAACAACCACCAGAACGGTAATATAACCAAGAACCAGCATGTCATCACCCCCATCAGAACATCTGCTCTACTAATTTAATACCGAAGTAGAGACCAACCAAACCGAAAAGTACACATCCTATAACTGTCATATGTATTCCTCCTTCTTATTTATATGTCGTTTTTATTTTACTCGTCTGTAGTAAGTATCCAAGTGAGTAAGTGTGATCCACTCTGAATCCAGATCCCACAGAGGATCAAGTGCTGAAATAGCGTAAACTCTATTATATTTTTTATAGATCTCGTCTATTTTACCCCTGTGTTTCTTATTATCATCACTATTGCACAACTCTATATTATTAAGTGCAAAGTTGAAAGGCTCTATACCAAGTCTGGTAGCTGTTCTTATATTAGCACTACAGTCCATCACGTTAGCCTCATAGTTCTCATAATTTTTTAAAAGTGAGTTCTTTTTAATGTTATGTAAACCAGCAAGTAAACGTTCTATAGACAAAGTACCAGTATGTGTAATGTTTGCTAGCCCGTAGCAGTTCGCCTTAAAGTGTAGTCTATCTCCCTTCCAGCGTTGACGTGTGCTAGCCACCATCTTTATTAATGTAGCCTTCTCGCTACGTGTTCCGTATGTAGCACCATCAGTTTTGATTATTAATTTTGTGTCAGTATCTACAAAGTCCACATAAACCTCAGTAGTGTCCTCAATTGATCTAGCCATTCTCGTATCTGTAAGGTATTCTATATTTTTTACGTGTGTAAGTGTACGCATGTAATTATTGGAAGATTTGTGATTTAGTGCTTTAAACTCATCAAAGTCAACTACATCAATACCGTAGTGATTAGCAACTATTTTAGTATGTAGTGGGTTTGTAATGCCATCAGACAAACCCCAAAGTAATGAATGGAGTGATACTATTATATTATCATCAATAATGATCTTTATCTTCTGGTCGATGTCAGCGTTCTCTTTGCAGTAGTCCTCAAAGTTTTTATAGCTTGCCTTCTTATTTTTATAGTCAGCAATCTTAAACTTTAGTCCAGCTTTAGCCAGGTCAATAATGTCGATACCTTTATCAAGAATGACCTCAACACTGTCTAAGTGCTCTGGTGGTGCTGTGAATGCACCGAGGAATCCAATCTTAAATGTGTAGTCTTTCATAAAAAGACCTCCTTCTTATATGTTTTATTTATATAAAGTGTGCTATTGCAACACTATATATTTTTATTATTTATTATTTATACCACATATTGAAACCAATGTAGTGTTTTAGGATCCAACATGAATTACAATATGTAGCTCAATTGTAATAGTGTTTTTATTTTTATAACACTGTACTATTTGTTATATTATATGCATGTAAGCTAACATCTTCTGGCGTTCATTTACATCATTTATAAGAATTATAAAATCAGTGTCAAACATTTTTTTATTTGAAACAACATGTATGTTTAGCTTAATTTCGTCGTCATAATCTTCGTCATCAGTTTTATCAATTTGATCTCTGTCTAAATGATTAAGTATACCTTCTCTATCATCATAGTGTGCATCCAGCATTATGCTATACAATTTATTATTATCAAAATCTATGTCATCAGGTATGTACCAGATGATGTTGTTATTATTTATTGTGTATCCGTACCCACCGAAGAGTTCGTATAAACAACCAGTGAATCTAGCTTTAGTAAGCATTCTACGTGCTTTCTTATCATCAAGTTCTATTTTATTTGAAGTGTCAACCATGTCATAAAGTATGTCAATATTTATATTAAGTCCGTAACATACTTTATAGAAGTCATCATTTATAATAGTATATTTGTCAAGTTCTGCGCCCCACAATGCATCTGGTGACTTGGATACAAATGTAAAATTATATGTATCACTTTTATTAAGGTGTAGCTTATCTAGTATATTCTTAATACGTAAGGACAATCTTACATCATCAGGTATGTAAACTATGTAGTTAGTGTCATCAATTTTTATTACATAGTTTGTACTGTTTACATAGCTTATTAATGTAATTTCTATTTTGTCCTCAGCAGAAGCATTATTTATTATTGTCATCGCCTCATCAATTGTAAGCTTAGCCTTCTTATTTGTAGTCATTTTAGTGTCCTCCTTCTTATTATTTGTAGTCATCGTAATAGTGTCCTCATTCTTAATGTTTGTAGCCATCATAATAATGTCCTCCTTCAAATTACTTTCTATTTATTTTTTATTAATTATATCACATATTGAAACCAATGTAGTGTTTTAGGATCCAACATGAAGTACAATATGTATTCTAATTGACAATATGTATTTACTTTTGACAAACTGTGTTTTTTATTATTAACAAGTCGCTATAAACAAGATTTATTTTTTATAATTTTATTTTTTATTTTTTATTAATTATAACACATATTGAAACCAATGTAGCGTTTTATGATCCAACATGATGTACAATATGTAATACAATTTGTAATATTGTATCTATTATTAGACTATTTGTATAAAAATTAGAAATTTATGTCTCTTTTTATTTTTTATACCACAATCTGAGTTCATTACAGGAAACCATGTACCTCACATTTTTATATAATGGTCTGGCTTTGTCAACATGGTCTCTATTTTGCTAACTAGTAGCAAGGTTCTTAATATGTATCTTAAATTTAATATAATGGTCTGAAAATATAAAAATTTATCTATATATAAACCACACAGGAAGGAGGATATAAAAAAATGAGCACCCACAAGTCGTGAGTGCTCTCTGATTTATTTTATAATGGCTAGCTCTTGATACTCTTTTGGTATCCAACTCCAGACTGTCGAGAAGGGACGTTCTGCTATTGTTCCTTCTATGATTGCTATTTCGTCTGGTGTCAGATTGTACTTTTTGTATAGCTCTTCGTCTGTGAATAAGTGGTCAAAGGCTACGGGGTCTGGAACGAAACGCCACCAGGTGTCACTGGTTACTACTGATAAACCACAAATACTATTGAATATTAGGAATCTTATGAACTTTGTATATGCGTAGGATATGAATGAGACTACTTTTAACATACTGTCGGAATTAAATAATGGGTAGTAACTTGGGTGTAGTGTGGCACCGTTTTTTACATCGCTTAGAGTGTTGAGTTCTCCAGGTGATATTACCTGTGTATTTCCACTGGCTCTGAGTGTAACATATAAAGCCTTACCATTAGTATTAGTTCCACCGGCTGCCACTAGTCCATTAATCCAGTATTGATAGTTCGCAGTTTCTGTATACTTTGATACTAAATATGGCTTGAAGTCTCCAAGCTTGTTTATTATGCTCTGACCTTTATTATTGAGTGAGTCTTGCCCACCCCTAAATGGTCTAGTTACTATGTCGTTATAATATTTATTAAGTCCACACCTATTTTCTATTGTTTTTATATCACAAACTTTGTTTTTCTCTGCTATGTAATAGCTAATACCAGATGCCTCAAATACGTTAAACACATCACTTGGCTCAGGATAAAAACAAATCTTACTCATATGTGGTACTACTTCTTTTCTGAATGTACTATATAATTTTTCTTTTGTCTTATCGCCTTTGCATTGCCACTTTGCTGGAATTATCATGACATTGTACTTTTTACAAATGTCGAAACAGGCTAGACCGAATTTCATTTGAATGTCTGTTCGGTCATAAGGTGGGTTTGCTATTACTATGTCGAAGTTCATGGTTTTATGTCCTCCTTACTAATGTTCTTTATTATTCTATACAAAGTCGACCTGCTTACGCCCAGACGCTTAGCTGCATCAACAACTGTAACCGTACCCTTCTCCAAATCTGCTCTTAAACCATCCAACACGTCTTTGTCGAATTTTTTACAAGGTCGTCCTTTATATTTACCAGCCTTCTTAGCGAGTGCAATACCCTCAGCCTGTCGATCTCGTATGTTCTCACGCTCGAACTCTGCAAGTCCAGCAAAAATAGCAAGTATCAGCTTATTGTAAGCACCAGAAGTATTTATGCCCTCCTTTATAAACACAACAGACACACCCTTATTATTTAATGTATCTATCGTCTTATATAAGTCGATGATGTTTCTATTTAGACGTGAAAGCTCACTCACAACTATTGTATCTCCTTCTCTAACAAAGTCCATCATAGCCTTAAACTGCTCTCTATCAACGTCCTTTCCAGATTTCTTGTCCTCGTACAACCTGTCAACACCGTATCTTCCAAGTGTCTCTCTTTGCCTGTCCAAGTTCTGGTCAG